TCTACAAAATCCTCAAACAGGCTGGCCGCATCTTCTGGCTTTCCAGACTGTTTAAGCCGTTTCATCTGTGCAGTACGTTTAACTTTCTGAGTCTCTTTCTTTTTATTAACGCCAGTTCCAGAAGAAGCCATTTTTGCTTTCTTGGCTACTTTCTTTTGCTTGGTTGTCTGTTGTGCGTTCATAAGATCGTTATAGGCTTTAGCCTGCATTAAAACAATTAAAGACCTATGGTCTGCTAATTGATTAATTTCATCTTGCGTAAAGCCTTGAGAGATAGCAAATTCAGAAATCTGCTTTGCCGCGTTTATTCTAAATTTTTCATCTCTCCACTGTGGGATTATTTCAACAAGTTTTTGTTGTTCATGAGCCACAACTTGTTCCATTTGAGCATGTTGCTCTTGCATGGATTGCTGTTGCGCTTGCTCAAGATCATACTGATCTCGTTGCATTTCTGCTTGAAGGTCAGATAGTTCAGATTTTTTAGTAAGGTATTCTTCTCTATCTTCTACCTTCAAACGCTCCCAGTCAGTATTCCTCATCAAGTCATTAATTTTGCCGTATTGTCTTTGTATAATCAAATTTGCGGCATCAATATACTGCTGTCGGAATTGCTGAGTCTGGTGTATTTCAGATTCTACTACTTGTGCATACTGTTCAATCTGTTTACGTTGTTCAGCCAACTCCTGAGTTTTTCTTGTGTAGTCTGACTGTCGGGAATATCCCTTGCGGAGTTCGTCGAGGGATACTTCATGTTGTTCACCGTCAATGGTAACTGCATAAAGTCTCTCTTCGTCTTCCACATCATCAGACTCTTCTTCCTCAGACTCCTCCACCTCATCATCAGATTCCTCCTCCTCTTCAGTAGACTCGTCTAATTCAGACACCTCTTCAGATGATTCGTCTTGAGTTTCCTCATTGGACTCTTCAACATCCTCAGCAGGGGCGCTATCTTCGGCTTGTGGTTTTTCCTCTTCGGGTTCCAATAATCCTAAGAAAGCATTTTGTGCTTCGGTAACACTACCGGGTACAGCAAGTCGCGGGTCAATGGTATCCGCCATAAAATTTTCTCCTTATATGTGGTATTCCTTAATCTTCTTCGCCATCTCTCCAGTTTCAACAATACTGGTTAGATGAAGGCGTAGTCGCTCAAGGAGTCGCAAACTGAGCCAAGCCTGTTCTCGGCTCTCGACATCGGTCACACTTGAGTTATACCAAGTGTTATGTAATTCTTCTGCTAGTGTGTCAAATGCTTCGTTATATAGTGGGTCGTTAAGTAAGTTTCTTGCTTTGTTTTCTCTATCCACCAATCAACACACCTCTGTTTTGTTCTCTTTCTAGCGCAAGTTCTGCGGCTTTTAACTGTGCATCTACCGCCGCTTCTTGTGCATCCTGTTGAACTTTCATCATTTTGACTTGTAATTCGCCTTGTTTGATTTCAAGTTCTTTCATCTTAGCCTGCTGTTCCATCATAGCCATTTGTTGCTGTGGATCAGGTTGTTCTGGGTTAGGCGGAGGCGGAGGAGTTAAAAAGTCTCCTACGTTCTGATACCCCATAGCCTTAATCATTGCGGAACCGAGGTTATACATATTCTGCGGTGTAACAATAGGTAGTCCGCCCTGCATCGCCTGTGCCGCAAAAGATATCATCTGAGACAAATGTTGCATCTGCTGATCCTTAGAACCGTTGCCCAAAGCAACAGATACCGTGCAGTCCATTTTGTCTGACCACATATCTGGACGGACAGGAACCCACTGATTACGCAATTTTACAACTCGCTCTTTGTCTTGGTATTTAAGGAGCAATTCATAAATAATATACATTAACTCTTTAACGCCTGTCTCCGCAAACTGACGGGCAATTAACTCAACCCTTGACTGGGCATTGGTCATTACGGCATTAACGGCTGTGGCCGTTGTGTGGCTTGTCAGAGCATCTGCGTTGATACCTTGTGTATTTTTGTTAACGCCGGAACGAGACTCGCGCACCTGATCTAGATACTCAAGCATCTGGAATGAGTATGGCTCAAGCGGAGGTGTAGCCAAAGGCATAATAGCATTGGGAGACTTAACTCGAACCACGCCGCCCGGACGTTGAGTTAGCAGGTCGTCAAGGTTAGCCTGCCCCTCAAGAACCGCGTATCGACCAAAGTTTTGGTTATAAGCGTTGTCCATAAGGTTACGCATTAGCGTACTCTTAATGAGTTGCAAGTCCATTACTAAGTCTGCAATAGACATACCAAAGAACTTATGCGGTATTTTTATAGGCGTAATAGATACAAAAGGTTTTCTGTCAACCTCTTCGTTGGAAAAAACATAATCGCCTACAGAGCAAACCTTACGCAGTTCAGCAATACCGTCGTCATCATAATCTGTTTTAATAAACGATTCATGCAACCAATATTCCCGCATTGACTCTTCTTGATTGCTTCCAAAACCAAGGCTGTCGTATTCAGAAGAAAGATCAAAGTCGTAACGTGACAAACGTTCTGAGTTATAACGTTCTTCGTCATAGCCACCACCTAAATCTTCTGGGCCAAAGTCTTTGTCAGGGTACATCTGACGCAGTTCAGAAAGAGTCTTTTTTACGCGATGGCAAACAAAACGAGCCTTTTCGATAGTCTTTGCTTCCCTAGAAATCAAAAACTCATCGGGCGGAACATTCTCAATCTTGATCTTTCCATTCGTAGACATCCTGTGGATAACTACGTCATACATGGGTACTTCTTCAAAGTATTCTTCTAAAGAAATAATTTCTACGTCGTCATCACCCTGTAATACTGAAAGTTCAATCTCAGTAAGACGGTGATACTCTTCTCGTTGTACCTCTGGGTACTCATCCCACCAGACTTTTACAATGCCGTTTTTCAGAAGAAGCGCATCATGGAACCATGAGTACAAAATCTCCCAGCCCGGATTGTCTTTCGTAAATACGTAGTTAACGTAGTCAGTGGCTTGGTCTGCCGCTTGGACATCTTCTGGGCCGTGAGGGGTAAACGTAACCATCTCATCGCCTGATGCAAAGATACGCATTAGGCTTGGCTTAATCCATTCAATCGTATCCTGTACCGTAGAGTCTACGAATTGGCTACGTCCTTCGACTTCATTGCCAAAAGGTTCAGCGTAGTAATATTCCTGCGCTTTCTCCCTTTGATCTGAAATCTCTCCGTCGTAACCCAGAGAATCTTCTATCTCTGATCGTATACGACTGAGCAGTTCTTCTTCTTTGTCAGACAATTCCGTAATCTCCGTAATTTATATCTTTAGTCCAAGTTGGATCAGACCCCGCCAATGCGTGTCTTTGTGATTGAAATGCGTATCGGGTGGCGCTCATAAGGTCATCTCGTATAGCAACCACCTTGTTATTCTTCCTGTGGTACATTCTGAACTCTTCAAACCACTGCGGAAGCGTGTTAAACACCTTAAACTTGCCGTTTTCCATAGCCTGTAGCATAGCCATCAGACCCTCTTCTACGCTGTTAGACCCCTTGTTTTGCCCCAATCCGGGTGGATTTGAGAAGTGATCCAGCGTAAAATTACACCCCAGATTCCTGTATTGGTCGGCAAGACCCGGATTTCCCATGCTATCCCTGCGATTTCCGTCATGTGGGTAGACAATGGGTATAAAGTGCGGCCTCTGTCTAATGACTTCAGCGTGAACAGCCGGACTTGCCTTTGACGCTCTATAGCAATCGTAAATGTAAAATACATCTTCTTCGGTATCTATAGCCGCCCAGACTACAGCCGTAGGGTGATCCCACCCAAAATCTATAGCCGCTATACGAGGCCAGTGATCCTCAATATGTATAGGATCGATCATCAATTCCTCTTCGTTTATGGGGAATATCAGACCAGAACCAATTGTAGGTCTACCGTATCGGCGCATTTCGCGCTCATGAGGGGCATATGCACCAAGAATCTGTTGCATAGTGGACTCATTTAAATGCCCTTTTTTGCCATGTAAAGAAACAATATCTTCGCTGGCATCATCCCAAGTCGCATTAGTAAGGCTTTGACCCTTCTGTAGCCTGTTCATAAAACTGGCAACAGTCTCAGTCATGCCCTGCTCAGGGGTAAAAGTCATGTAGACCATGCCACGGCGGTCAAGGGTTCGTGTAACAGCCTGTGAGTAGAGTTCTCGGCTGGGTTCCTCGTCCAGCCACACTACATCTACAGACCTACCCTGCCACTTATC